ATCCCAATGTACTTTGATAGAACTGAAATCGTCTTATCGACTAAGTCAGGACCAAATGGTACTGCAACGCGAACAGCATTAGTGGATCTATATGAGATGCCTCAAGAATTGAAAACAATTCTTAAAGGTACAAATATAGGACCAATAATGACTGAGTATGAAAGCTTACTGTCACCAAATAGAGTATGGAAATATCATACCGTAGTAACAAAATGGAAGGAGTATATGAAGTTAAAAATCAAAACGATTTCTTTCTTCGACACACAACTTTCAAAATTGAAACGAGGTCAAATCCGAAAACTTTCAATAGTTGAAGATCCTGAAGCAAAATCGCGAATAATCGCAATTTTCGACTTCTGGTCTCAACAATGGTTAAAGCAAATTCATAAAATTCACTTTACCTTTTTGAAAAGAATCGAAACTGATAGAACCTTCACTCAAGACCCCTGGATCTCCTCAAAACCTTTAGGACATAAATATTACTCGTTCGATTTGAGTGCCGCTACAGACAGATTCCCAATTGCTCTTCAAGAAGAGCTAATCAAGAAAATGTTTGGAGAGGACACTTCAACTCGATGGCGAATGATATTAACAACCTTTCCTTTCTATGTTCCATGGGAAGACAAGCTTATATATTATAATGCTGGTCAACCTATGGGAGCATATAGTTCTTGGTCAACTTTTACAATAACTCATCATGTAGTTTTACAGTATATCCACAAAAATCTTGGTCTTACAGAAATGTATTACCAAATTCTTGGTGATGATATTGTAATCTATCATGATGAGGTTGCAAAAGAATACCAAAGACTTATGAAAGAATTGGAAGTAGATATCTCCATCCCAAAATCTAACATTTCTTCAGAAATGTACGAATTTGCGAAAAGAGTTATCATTAAAGGTCGAGAGGTAACCGGGATCCAAATCAGAGGACTCCTAGAAAATCATTCAAAATATCATTTGTTATATCAAATGGTATATGAAATAATTTACTCTAGAGGGTACACTCCGGTTAGATTCCAAACGATTCCGGATCTACTTTACCTAATGATGAAACACATTGGAATGAAGGAGAAATTCGCTCTGAATATAAAATCCAGAGTTACTACTCTCCATGCGTTTAACAAATTCTTAAATGGTAATATAACACCATTTTTAGAAGATCTTAAACGTAGATATCCACATTATGAAGGTTCACTTGAATTAAATCAAGTAGAGCTAAATAATTGGATATACTTATCCATGTCTTCCATCTTCAATAAAGTTAATGGAGACTACATTCGATATGCACATGATCTAATAAATAGACCAATTGCCATCGAACAAGCAGCCATAGGGTTAGCAGATCCATCTGATATATGGACTTCTCCAATCTACTATTTAACAAAACTTCCAGTTATGGAAGCTTTGAGAAATACAATCAGGTCTTTAAACAGATCTAGAAAACTAGAATCGATTAAAGACATGGTAAAAGCAATAGCTTTACCAGACTCTGATATATTCGAGAAGAGAGGTTCCATTCGACTTATTGGTGCATATGCCAAATTAGCGAAAATAACAATCGCAACATTTGAGCATCATGTAATCCAAGGTCGATTAGCCGCCATCCCAGACCCAAACTTAGGATCTCAAGTTTTAGACCGTATAGTATTAGATATGAAAACATATCAAATTGATAAGTCTCATGGACTAATACCACCCGCACCAAAACCACCTGTAACACCGCAGAAATCAATCTACGATGCGTCAGCATGGATTTAGTTTAGGATTGGATCTGGCCACCACTTAATGACGTGGTTAACGCCACTAAATAGTTAAGCCAAATACAATTCGGTTTAGTCGAGAAATCTAGTTCTAGGATCAAAC